CTCATATCCCTCATAGTCTCCGTCAGCTTGGTTGCGGTTCTCCACCTCTAACTCCAGCCCAAAGGTGAGTGTATTGCGGTTGATGGTTTCAATGCCTCGGTTAAAATGGAAGATAGGGCGGGGCTTATAGCCGTATTCGTGAACCGTTTGCCCGTTTTGCGCCTCTCTATGACAACGGTAACAGCGTGGGCACTCCTCGTCTCCGCAGATAATGAATACCTCGTCATCCTCTACAGTCAAAGTACGTCCGCAGTCAACACAGTCTGTATATATCTCATGGTAGCATGTATTACAGTAGTCTACACCGTTAACCCTCCTCATGTTAAAACCGTGGTCGTAATTGTTGCATGCTATACATCTGTGGAATAGATAGTTGAAACACTCCTCGCAGTAGTCATGCCCGGATGTTTCTTGGCTGTGCTCGTGAATTGGTCGCTCGTCGGTTAGTATCTCTTCGCATCTATGGCACGTTATTAGGGTCGTCATTGTGTTGCCTCCTGTGTTGGTGGTTTAGTATGTAGTAGCGTGCAGGATTCTGAATGCCTTCCTGTTCCTGCCTGTTGGTGTCAGTGCGTTTAGCTCTACGCATTTAACCGTCAAGACTGTGCGTTTGGTGTGGTTGGTTATCTTCGTTATCGTTCCTGTGGTAAGGTTCGCTTTCGCTCTCCCTGTGTACCGTCTGAGGGTTGCGTTTGTGATGTGTGTCATTGTGTTACCTCCGTTTGTATGATAGATGTGCGTGGGGGATAATACAACATCTCAAGATGATAGTCAAGACATTTCGCACGGCAGTCAGCAAGAATATCAGCGGAGCGGAATAAGGAAACACCTGCCTGCGTAGGTGAACGAGGTCTAAGCCACACTATAGTAGATGTTTAGGCGCATGACTTAAAGTATTGCCTCAACCGAACAACGAATTGCGGACTCAACGGAATGACGTGCGACGGCTCGCGCGCGGACGGGGGTGCGTGCTTATTAGTACCCGCCTACAGATTTTACGTACCATTTTTGACTACCCCATGTTAGTATATGTTAGTTATTGATATACGATATGGTTCCATATATGATATGCTATATGATATACGATATGATACATTATAAGGAATAGGATTAGTATATAGGAATAGGAACAGGAAAAAAGATTGCATAAAATAATATTTTACTACTAAATTAAGATTGATGAAAAAGCGGTTTCGCACCAAGGTCTTTGATGTTTACACAGAAGACGAAGCCATTAAGCTTGGAATCGAGTACAGTCAAGACTGGCGGAACGCGCAACCTGACGACTGGATTGTTATGTATAGTGGTGAGGTAGTTAAGGTTACCAAGAGGACCCACCAATCAAACAACGGAGTAAAAAAGGCAGTTACTTTCATCCACACGGGTTATGGTGCTGTTCCGACGTACAAGAAGCACATATCCCCGAGCATTTCAAAGAATAGGAGTGATGAGATATATTCTGATGACGGCATTTTTTCTTATTCAAACGATGTTAAACCCACAGTCAAGCAATTACTGTTTGCCGAGAATTTGCTCAAATTTGGAGATATAGATGAGAGGGGTATGTGGACAACGGATTCTGTCTTAAATGCGTACCAGTCTGTCTTCAAAGACAACAATCCTACACAGTCTTTATGGCGGGGATTAAAGATACTAAAGAAAAAGCGAGTGGAGAAATATATGATGGAACAGATGAAAGATATTCTCGATACTAAGGGACTGAATGATGATTGGGTGGCGGAGAAGTTGAAGTCTTTATCAGGCGGAGACACGCCAGCAGCCACAAAGTTGAACGCTGTTAATCGTGTGAGCGAATTGCGTGGACACAACCTTAAAGAAACAAACGTCCATGAGAAGTCATTTACTGTGCAAATCGCACCGGCAGAGCTTAAAAAGCTTAAAGAGCGTCGGGAAAAGCACGCGGAACTGTTATCTGCTGATGATGAGATATTAGAGGCGGTATTCCTTGAAGTCGAGAAAAGAAGAAAATTATCTGAAGGTAAAAATACAGAAGCACAAGATAGTTAATGCCTATCAAGAGGGTTATGGAAAAGCGACTGCCTAAAATGACAAAAGAAGATGTTATTGAGGAGATGTACCTCGATATCTTTCTGTTTGCCAAGATTATCTTTGGCGATGAAAAGTATCCAATGCATTATCATTTACGTGCAGAAACCCCCTACTTTCATAGGGAGATAAATTCCAAGCTTCAGAAGATGAAGGCAGGGAAAAAGCTGGCTATCGTAGCTCCAAGGGGTCATGCAAAGTCAACATTCGTCAACCTGATTTATCCTCTACACAGAGTACTGTACGGGGAAGAACATTTTATTCTGCTCATCTCAGAGTCGGAAACACAGTCCAAGTATAACCTTGAGTCCATTGGAAACGAGATAGAGTACAACAAGAAACTAAAATACTTCTTCGGTGACCGTAGAGGAGAGGTGTGGGGAAAGGAAGAAAAAGAGATTATAGGCGGAATGGGGGAAGATGGGAAGCCTGTCACGACCTGTAAGGTACTTGTGCGTGGTTGCGGACAGAAAGTTCGTGGTCTCAAGTACGGAGCCTACCGACCTACACTTACCATTATTGACGATGGAGAGGGAGAGGCGAATACTCTTACTCCCGGACAGAGAGACAAATTTAGACGGTGGCTTAACGCTGCCGTTATTCCCGGCTCTAATGATGCTAAGATGGTATTCATTGGAACGATAATTGATGAGGAGTCATATCTTAATCGTGTGGCGGGACCACGTAGCTACAATCTTGATGGGACTAAGAAAATCAAGGGTTGGGATACCATGTTCTATCAGGCAATCCTTCAAGATACAGAAGATGGTGAGTTCGTCTCATCAGGTAAAGAGGTATTGGGGGACGATGGCAAACCGAAGGTTCTATGGGAAGACTATAAACCGTTTGAGTGGCTTGAAGACGAAAGACAGAGACTCATATCTGAGGGAGATGCCGCCTACTTCTATCAAGAATACCAGAACATTCCAATGGACGACTCTTTTCGTGTCTTTAAGACAGATGATATTCTCTACTGGCACGGACGATATGCCAACGAGGGCGGTAATTCATTCATTTATCTTCAGGAAAACGACGAGCGGATTAAAACTCCAATAAATACCTTTATAGGAGTGGACCCCGCATCCTCTGAAAACGTCAGGGCAGACTATACAGTTATTATGGTAGTTGGCGTAGATGCAAAATATAATATTTATGTCTTGGATTATTTTCGTGGACAGGTGAGACCGATGGACGGTGCTGACAAGATTTTTGAGATGGCAGATATATACAACCCAAGATGTATAAATATCGAGGAAACAGGTCATGTAATGCTTGCTGACTATGTTTTGAGAAAATCGAAAGAGACTGGACGGTTTCTAAACATAAACCCGAAGAAAGCAATTAAAACTAAGTTCTATAGAATCAAGCAGTTACAACCATACTTTGCCTCTCACGCAATGTTTCTAAGAGAAAGCCAGACCGAACTTAGGCAGGAACTTTTGGCGTTCACCGAACTTGGAAGACACAAGAAAGACACGCTTGATGCTCTACGCTGGGCAACAGATGATGTCTGGGTTCCCACAGGAAAACTTGATGATAAGGGAGAATGGGTAGAGTCAAGTGAAATTTTGGGAGCAGATTGGGAGACAGGACAAATTATTTATGGGGAAGCATAAAATGATTTCTAATTGTTATATAATTAACGTAATATAGCAACTGAATAATAGTTATGCCACTACATCTTAACTTAAAAAAGCCAGAACTGGACGAGATTGATGCTCATGATGTGCGTGATGAGTATATTCTTTACAATTCTCACGCATCTACTCATCGCTATCAAATAGCAGAGGACGAGGCTTTTTATCTCGGCAATCAACTAACAACTGCACAGAAAGATTATCTTTTATCTGTTGGGCAACCACCAGAATCAAACAATAAGATTCGACCTGCCGTAGAGCAGGTCTTGGCAAATGTGGCATCTGGTTCTCCTGAATGGGACATTCATCCTGTAGGAAAGCTGGACAACCAGCTTGCTGGTATTTATAATTCACTTTATGATAAGATTTGGTACGACTCCAATGGAGATGTACAGTTTCGCAAGGCTGCAAAAGATTTTATTGTTAAGGGTCATGGTTATTTTTATGTTTATCCAGACTGGATGTGTGATAATGGTCTCGGAGGCGTAAGATTTAAGCACATACCCGTAGAAGCAGTTTATGTTGACCCAAATTCATCACTACCAGACTTCTCTGATGCTTCGTCAATCATATATTCCGACCTCCACACAAAGAAGCACATCTTGAGCCTCTTCCCTCAGTATGCCTCCTTGATTGACGAAGCTCAGGAAGATTATTACCTGAACGAAATATCTTCTGATAAGTATTCTCGTGATGACGTAGAATCGCGTGCTGATATGTCTCAGGATAACCAGCCTAAGATGAGAAAGTTTATTCGCTGGTCTAAGGTTAGCGTTCCAACAGCTTTAGTAACAGATATGCTTACTGGGAAAGTTCAGACATTTGACGCTGATAGTTATAAGGAACTTACAGAAGACAAACAGTTCTTTAAGTTATTGAAAGATGGTGTTCTAAGTGAAGAGCTTGTATACGAAGAACATATAAGAGAGATATTTGTTTTAGGCGATGTGTTGGCTTACGATGAAATACTTCCTATCAGTAGATATCCAATAGTTCCAGCTTGCAATGAACATGTTGGAACTCCGTATCCGGCTGGTGATGTTCGTCATGCCAAGTCTCCGCAGAGAATGCTAAACAGGAATGAGGCACTTCTTATTTCACATGTTTCCTCATCCACAAATTTTAAGCTCGTAGTTGAGGATGGAGCTATCGAGCCAGCTGAACTACAGAAATGGTCTGTTCCAAATGCAATCATTCGTGCAAACCCCGGTGCACTAACTTCCGGTAAAATAAAAGAATTTGCACCTCCAGCACTTTCGTCTCAGCTCTATTCTGAAAAATCACGTTACGAGCTTGATATTGAGCAGGTATTTGGTGCCTATAAATATCTTCAGGGTTATGCAGGTGAATCACCGGGTACTGTAGGTGAAGCTCAGATTGTAGACGAGGCGGTAGGCAGAAAACAGAATTGGAAGGTTATGCCTCTTTACGATATGCTGACTATTGCTGGTAAGGTGGTTATGGAGTGGATACCGTATGTATATAACCAGCAAAGAGTCGTGCGACTTGTTAGTGAGACTGGTCAGCGTCAAGATGTGACAATGAATCAGCCAGCTCAAGACCCCATTACTGGTGAGATTATAAGGTTATATGACATGGTAACTTCTCAAATGGATGTTCGTGTGGTAATCGGTTCAACCAGAGCGAAATCACCAATGGCGGAATTGCAGAAAGATTTGATGCTAATGAACTCAGGCATCTATGATAGAGAAGAAGTAATTATGAATATGAAGGGCGACGTTGATAAACAGTCGTTGATTCAGAGGCACGGCGAGATATCACAGTTATCTCAGCAGGTGCAGGGACTAACAGAAGAATTGAAGAAACTTAGCGGTGACTTACAGACTCGTGAGAGAGAGTTGTTCCACTCTAATATGCGGGCAGAGGTATCTGAAGCGACCAAACCGGTTGCTCAGGCAGTCTCAAGCGTAAAAGCCTCCGCTAAACTGGAACAAGCGAGACAGCGTGACAAGACTCGGCAGGCAGCCGAAGATGTTGACGCTGTTTTAGGAGCGATTAACTCAAAACCAAGAGCTTCTGCATAAGCAGAATAACTTACAAAGGATAGGAGCATCGCATGAGTAACGACAAAAAACAGCAGGATGGAATAAGCGAGGGAGATAACCTGAAAGAAAGTGAAGACATTGTTGATGTACTAACTGACTTCAATGAGAAGTTTGGTCAGGCATCACTTGACGAAGCTGAAGCAGGCTCACCAGAAGAAACGGAAAATACGGAGCCTCAACTCGCAGAACCCGAAGCTGAATCAAGGGCTGTGGAAACAGAAGAGCCACTCACAGTCGAGGAAGAGGCGGCATGGCTCATTGATGGAAAGTTCAAAGACAACGATGAAGGAAAACATAAGCTTGCCAAGGCGTACCGTGAAATTCAGGGACGTTCCCAGAAGGCGGAAAATGCTTTGGAAGAGCAACAGGAGTCCTTCAAACCGTTGGCTCAGTTGGATGGATTCTTGAAAGAAAATCCAGATGCAGTGAGGGCACTTCGCGGTGCCGTACAGGAAAAGCGTGCGGAACTGCTGCCACCACCAAAACCGGATGATTTTGATGTTCTTGACCTTGAAACAGATGGGACATCTTCTCAGGAATGGTTCAACAATATGCTTGACTGGCGAGAGAAGCAAACAGTACAGAAAGTACTGTCTGTCTTAAATCAGAAGGAAGAGCAGGAACAATCCGCTAATGAGTTGAAAGATATG